TGTTAAGTTCATCTCTAATTTTATATAATTCAGGCATGACTGCATGTTGATATAATGCTGCCTTAGCACTCTTTTGATTATTGTATGTTGATGAATCAGTATTGTTTAATAATTGTACTGGGACATTATAGATATTACAAAGGTCTTTAACTGATGCATTATATTGTTCAATTAATGAAAGGTCAGATGCAGATAATCCAAAGTTTACCCATGATAATTTCTTTGGTGTTATAATTACATCACCAGCATTGTTACTTGATTGATAGCTCGACCTGAATTTATCTTTTAATTGTTGTGCCTGGACCTCATTTAAATCACCTTCATCACTCATCAATACACCTCTAGCCATTTGATTTTGTAAATACTTAACACCAGTTTCAGATGCTTCATTGTTTGTGGTCATTGCTCTGAATCCAGCTTTAAGTGGTGATTGACCATAAAGGTGTGAACCACTGCCATCGAAAAAAGGTTGAAAATCCTTTATATGGCAAATCAAATCAGCTGCAATAGAATATTGACCATTGTACTCAACTCTGTATTCTTTTATCGGTTCTAAGATACCACCACTAACAACTTCCATAATTTGTGATGGCATTACATATAATTCTTTAAACTTACCTACATTGTCACCAGTATCAGGACCAATGCCATAAATGTATCTATTGCCTGTTAGTTTACCAAAGGCAACTAATTCTGTAATCCATGATGCATAAGATTGTGCTGGATTAGGTCGTTCTAATAGTGCATGTAAATCTGTATGTTCTAATTCAACTAATGCATGTTTTTTAATCATGTTAGCTTTATGAATGATTGTGCTATCAACCATTCCACTAGTCATGGCTTTATATCTTTTTAATTCATTTTCATTTACCTTTTGATAAACACAAATAGGTACTGATGATGCAGCTTTTGCAATTAAATTTATGATTGAATAAACAGTCGCATTTTTCCTATAACCTTCATTTATATAATTATCATCATTCTCAGGATTCCATACAACACTTTGACCTAGATAATTATAAATAGCTTGGTTATATTCTTTGGCTGTTTGTTGTGTGTTTTTTACAATAAGATTTTTAAACCTTTCAAAGAATGATGCCATTAATATAAAATTTTCTGTAAAAATACAAAATAATAAATTCTTATATTATATTACAAAAAAGTCATTACGATTTTTATATTTAGAATAAATCAAATATCTCAATGCATCCATTAAATGATTGTTCTTGTCAACAGGTTTATTAATTATAGTCCCATCTTTTAATTGTTCATATAAATAAGATTGCTGTTCTTTTTGTAGGTTCTTTGATTCTAATGAACCAATAATGTCAAACTCTTTTAATAATGATATACCAGCATTTATTGACCCTTGACCTTTGATTGCTGGTTTTGCCCATATATCCATTTGTCTTAACTCCTCACCACTTTTAGGTTCTGCTGAATCATAATAACATAAATATTGATTGTAATTATTTGCTTTAAGAAACTCTGCAATGTCTCTATTTGTCATGCCTTTTTTATAACATAATTCATGCACATAAATCTTATCATTCTTTTTACCAGCTAAAATAATAGCACAACTATCTTGACTAAATCCAAAGTCAATGCCAATACCCCAATCATCTAATTCAGGAAAGTCATTATAAGGAATGTATTGCCAATCTCTAAATATTTGTCGTTCACTAAACACAGCCCTTTGCCCTTCACCATACACTCGCCAATAGTCAGGGTCTTTGGCTCTTAATCTTTCAATCTCTTTGACTAATTGTTCTGGCAAAAACTTATTGTCTTTATAAGTTGATAAAAACAAATCAGCATCATCTCTTTCACACAAATCATAAATCCAATGAACAGGGTCAGATGGATTAAAGTCAATGATAATATTAGTCCTGGTTCTCATTGCTATCTGCCTGTATTCCTCTAACAATAATTCATTGCCTTCATTAAGCCATGCAATGTCCCTTGCAGACCCTCTAATCTTTTGTGAATCATCAGCTGAAAAGAACTCTAATGTATGACCATTGTAACTGAATGTATTTTCGGCTTTATTAAAGATGCCATCCCAATATATACCTGTATCCTTAGAAATATTTAGAAAGTCCCTTAGAACTGACCTTTTTAATGCTGGTAGGGTTTTTCTTATTACACTAATAACCAATGGTTCTTTTGTGATTGTAATTAAATACAATAGGTATTGCATTATGGAATATGTTTTACCGGACCTAGAACCACCTTGGAATATCTTTAATCTTTGATTTGATTCTAATGCTTCGTAAAACTGTTTATTGCAATACTGTTCTATTCTTTGTCTTTGGCTGGTTTCCATTCAATCAGTTTGCTTTTAATATCTGCATCATGTTTTATTTCTTGCCTTTCAACATAACCTCTTTTCTTGCCTTTAGTTTTGCAGTAAAATATAATACTAGTAGTGTCACCATCTTTTATTTTTTCATGTAGTTTGGATTCAACAAAATCTAATGTCTGGTCACTTACATCATCAACAGCTTTTTTAAATTCTTTGTCAGAACTGTACCATTCATAATAAGTGGACCTAGCTATCCCAGCTTGTTTACAAGCAGCTGTAACAATGCCTAAATTAGTTTCTAAGGCATGTATTAGTTTCTTTTTTATAGTGTCCGATTTGTTCGATTTCATAAGGCAAATTTAAACAAAAAAAAAGGAGGTCCGAAAACCTCCTATCACCTGACTAAAAAACCAAATACTAAATACTGTCAGGATTGTATTTCTCAAATGCATCTCTAAACCCATAAGACCATCTATGTGCGCTTCTCCAAATACAACCTCTTTCTAATAGAACTTCTTGGTCATCAGTTATATATTTAAATGGAATATCAACATTCATATTATTTAAGGAATTATACAATGATTGAAATTGTTTGTTAGCATATAATTTATCTACTTTTTTAGAGTCATAAATTTTAGAAATAGATTTAAGATTTTTAAATTTTCTAATTTCATTATATGTTTCAACTTGGTCTAAATTTTGAACACCATATAGGATGCTTTCTAACCAGTGTTTTACATCAACTTTTTTTAGTAAAACATTTTCCCAGTAAACATACCCATTCCTTTTTTGAGGTACTTCATTACCAGCGTTATCTACATAACCACCAGTTGGTCTATAAACATGAATATTAACTCTAAACATTTTTGGTGTTTCTTTAATGATGTCCAGTTTGTAAACATTAGAAATATTATCCTCTTCATTTTTCCATATACCAGAACAAATATCACCACCATCAATTGATTGACCAACCATGCTTGATAAATAGTCATCTAAAAGATTGTTAATTTCACCATTAAGATTTCTGATTGCGTTTTCAAAAGTACGATTAGTGCTACTGTATGTTGAATCGTTATCTCTTTGCTCATTACCTAAATTTTTACAAGTGTCTAAAATGTCTATAATAATATCCTTTTTATCAAAGTTAAATTCTTGTAATGTCTTAACATCCTTAATTAGTTTATCGAACTGTAAAGGATTATTACCCTTAATTAAAAATTCTTCATCAGATTTATATGCTTCATAAGAATCATTTGTAATCATTGATTCATTGCTAAATGTACTGGCAACGTTAAGAGCCAATTTTACACCCCAATCATTCGTAACATAATTGTCATAAGATATTTCAATAAATAATCTATTAAGACCTTTATAGTCCGAGAAATAATATGAGCTTTCAATTGCTGGGAAATCAACTCCTATTTCAGAAATTTGATTTTCAAGTATTTTATAAAAAGCACTTGCAACAGAATTGTTAAATTCATGATGATTGTCCCTTATAAATATAACATCAACATTTTTTAAAAATTCGACATTGATTAAGTCATTAGCAATCTGCTCTACCATTTGACAATGTAGGTTAAGACCAACATCAAAACTTTTTTGTCGTAATTCTGTTAGTGCAGATTTTTGAGATTTTTCTAAAACTTCTATTTGGTTTTTTCTTTGATTGATTTTTTGTATTAAATTTTTCATTTTATATATATTTAGTATTAATTAGTTATACCAAAGATACATAAAATATTTTAAAATCAAAGAAATATTTTGTTTTTTTTAATATTTTTTATGTTTTTTTATTGTTTTCCCTGTAAATATGCAGATTTAAGTCCCAAATTTTATCACTTGCAATGCTTTGATTCCTATAAGTAACAGGTGACCTAGTGATTTTTCCATTATTATCAACCTCAACATAACATTCTTTTCTGTTTCTAATAGGCACAATATAAATCTTTATATTATCTATATGCAATGCAAATCCAAGTAGCAGATAATTAATAGCATCAGCATATCTTGATGCAATAGGTTCTGCTTGTAGCATATCAGGATTACCAGCATGACTTAGTATAGCTTGTATATGTTTATCTAAAAACACACCCCAAACTATACTAGGTTCTAGCTTTAATCTTTTAGCTGTTGATTTAAAATTATGCAACACATCCTGATTATTGTTAGTATATTCAGGTTGCTTTTGATTCATAATCTTTTCGCATAATTGTAAAAGTTCTTTTCTAATTTGTTTATATTCTGTTTTATTCATAATTAAAAAGGTAATTTTTCATCTTTGATTATTGTTATGCCTTTGTCTCGCATATTTATTTCTTTATAAACACCACCATTTTTAAAGTCAGGTGCTATTTCAAATGAACCCAATTGACCATTAGATTTTCTTTTTATTTTTTCTATAAATATTGTAACACTATCACTACCATATTTTGTTTTTTGACCTATGTTCCTGTGGCATATGATGCCATTATATGTTTTATTAAAAAAATCAGATGAACCACTAATATCATACATTGTAACTTTTTTATATTGACCACCTTCACTTTCAATTTTTCTTGGATGAGCTACTAAAAAGACATGAGTATTTGTCTGTTGACAAAATTGTGTTATTTGTGACAACTGCCTTCCAATGTAACTGTAATCTCTTTGTGCTGAGTGGTCCAACATATTCCATGGGTCAATCACACAAATGTTTATACCCTTTTGAAATACTAATTGCCTAAACTCATCTAGTATGCCTTTTAATGTTAAATTTTCTAAGTCAATTTTAATCCAATAAAAATGCTGTTCAATAAAATGTTTAACACTATTTAAATCATCAGCATCACAATTTTTAGACATGAGTTTGTCAGCTATTCTTTTTATATGACCTTCATAAGGAAAACTCTCAGGTGAAAACATGGCACACCTAAAATTATGTTTAGTTGCAACATTACATAACAGCTGGTCAAGAATGTCACTTTTACCGGAATTAGGTATGCCACTCAATATACTCCATTCTCCAAATTGTAACTTAAAAAATTCTGATGCACCAGGCAAACCAATATCATAATTTTCAATGCCATTTTCATTATAGTTCAAAACATTTTGC